AGTAAACTAAATTAAAGATTCCCCAACGTTATGTTGGGGTTTTTCTTTACCTTTCATATCATGGATATAGATAAAATATTTGGATTATTTGATTCATCAAGTCGTGATGATTTAGGTATTAATGCTCTAAATCAAGATGATCTAAAAGCTAGAATTAAATTTTTTGATGAATTTAAAAATCATCCTGTAGTATGGATAGGTATGTTCCATAAATTAATAATGGATAATGCTGTTTCTAAAACCCTCTTAACGGCGTTTAAAACGACTTTCCCTGATTTAGACGTAAATGATATTAGGAACGCAGGTGAGTACATTATATACACTAAAGCGTATGAATTTATACGTAATTTGAATATAAAACGTGAACTTGATTTACAAGTACTAATCAATCATTCAAATATTAATGTTTTAACATCAGTTAGAATGGCTATATCCTATTTTGAGGAAACTGAAGCTTATGAAAAGTGTGCGTTTCTTTTACCAATTAAAAAAGTAATTGAAGAAAATGTAACCTAAGTTAGGCCTTAGCGGATTTTAATGCTATATTATTAATACGGTTATTAGGTATTAGAATTACTAGATAGAGAATGAGAAAATGGAACGATGGATAAACGGATAAAGGAACAATGGATATAACGGGTAATAGAACATTATATACATATATTTATAGATAAACATATATTATGAGATACAGAGAATTAACAACACGCAAGATAGAAAATATCGAAGGCAAATTAAAAGCATTAAAATTTATAGTAAACAGAGCTCAACCAATTGAAGAGTATCTTAAAACTATTGCTGAATTAGAAGAGACAGTTGCAGAAGTACAATCACTTATTCAATCTGAACCATTATCAGCAGATGAAGGATTCGGATTACAATAAATAAAAAACTAAATAAAAGTTATGAATAAATTATCAGCAGAACAAATCCAGGATAACTGGATTGAATTTATTGGCTATATTGACCAATATATTTCAGAACCTAGAGCTACTAAATTAAAAGAGTTCTATAATAAATATGCAGAACGTGTCATGTTAATGCCCGCGTCTCATAAGAAAGAATATCATAATGCATTTCCAGGAGGTTATGTAGAACATGTTAATCGTGTTATCAGAGCATCTCTTAGAATTAATGAAGTATGGTCTGATTTTGAAGTAGAAGAAAATTATACAATTGAAGAATTAGTATTTTCAGCTATGAATCATGATTTAGGAAAAATGGGAGATACAGAAAATGAATCTTATATTCCTCAAACTGACCAATGGCGTAAAGATAAATTAGGTGAAGATTATAAGTTTAATGATAGACTTGAATTTATGTCTGTTCCAGATCGTGGTTTATATTTATTAAATTCACATGGTGTATCTTACACTAAAAATGAATTTTTAACTATTAAATTACATGATGGTTTATATGATGAAGCTAACAAGCCATACTTAATTAACTGGGCTCCAGAAACAAAACCTAGAACATCGTTAATATACATTGTTCATCAAGCTGATTTATTAGCTGCTAGAATTGAATGGGAGAAAGAGTACATGCCTAAGTTTAAAGATAACTTGTCATCACCAGAAAAAAATAGTACATTATCGTCTAATAAACGTGAGACTAAAACTCCAACTAAAGCTAAAGCATTATCTAGTTTTAAGAGTGATAGTCTAAAAAACATGTTAGACAATTTATGATAGAAATTATTATAACAGTATTGAGTATTTTAGTCGTGGTCTTAGGATACACGACTTTCAATCTACTTACTAAAAATGAAAAAGCAGAAGACATTTTGTTTTCATATAAACAATACATGACTCAAGTAAGTGATGTTATTGAACAATCTGCTAAAAAATTAAAAGAAATTGATTCAAGAGGTTCATTTGAAAGTGATGATGAAATAGGTTGGTTTTTCAAGAAAATTCAATTAATTCAAGATATTCTAGATCAATATAAATTACGTAACTTTTAACATGGCAAGAGCTAAAAAAAAGTCTGTACAGTATTTTACTGCTGATACAGAAGCAGCTATTGTAGAATATAATAATTCTACATCATTCTCAGATAAAAGTAAGATTTATTATGATAGAATCCATCCAGCATTTCTTAAATTAACAGAAAACATTATTCATACTTTTAAATTTTATTATACAGAAGTAGATAATATTGAAGACTTACAACATGAAGTGATTACGTTTTTGTTATCTAAAATACATCTATTTGATTTATCTAGGGGAGCAAAAGCATATTCATACTTCGGTACTATTGTTAAACGTTATCTTATAATATCAAATGCTAAAAACTATAAAAAACGAGTTGATAAAGTACCTATTGATGATTTAAATGATGATGAAGGACATTCATATTTAATAGATTCAGATACTAGTACACATGATAAGTTAAATTTTTTCTTAAATGAATATGTAAATTATTGTACTGCTAATATCTTTAAATTATTTCCTAAAGAAATAGATGCTAAAATAGCAGATGCTATACTTGAATTATTCCGTAAGCGTGAACATATAACTATTTTTAATAAAAAAGCATTATACATTTATATACGTGAAATTATAGACGCAAAAACACCTAAAATAACTAAAATAGCTAATACATTATATGATATTTTTAAGAGTAACTATTCTTTTTATTTAGAATATGGTTATGTAAAATTTTAATTTTTTTATATTTATCATAAACAATTAACATAAATATGAGTGAATTTGATAAAGTAATATTTGGTAAAAAAACATTTTCTAACTTATTAGAAGAAATTTATGACAACCAAAAAAAGAAATCAAGACAAATATCTTCATTGATTTCTGAACTCAAACCTCTGGTTAGTGACATAGGTGATGCTACCTTAATAGTACCTCTTATTAAAGAATATCTAGAAATAGATGTTAAAAATGACGAACAACTAGTAAAAGTAGCAACTATCATCCAACGAGCTTTAAACAATACTTCTAATACAGAAGATGGTTTTGGTTTATCTGAAGCTGATAAAGCCCAACTAATGTCAGAAATTGAAAAACTAGATAATAAATCAGAATAATGGCTGTACTTAGAGATGGACAAAGCGCTATAAATTTTGTAAATAACTCCACTGCTTATAATAACCAATTAGCTGATTTTAATCAACAAATCCAGTCTGGAATTATTAAAGCTGCTAGAGTTAAAGGTATTATATTAGATTCTACTTCTAAAGCTGAAGGATATGATAAACTTGGAGAAGATAATAGTATTGGAACTATTATATATGATGATAATATTGAATTACCTAATACTACTACAGACTTATCTAAATTTCCAATTGCTCGTCCTTTATTTAGTAATATAAAAAACTATCCATTAATTAATGAATTAGTTTATATACTTACCTTACCTTCATCTGAAATAGGTAAAAATACTGATGCTAAAACTAATTATTATCTTAATACAATAGCATTATGGAATCATCCTCATCATAATGCTTATCCTGATACTCCATTTAATTTAGCTGAAAATCAAAAAAATGATTATGTAACAGGTAGTTTTATAACAGGTAGTGGAAAAGATGTTTATAGAAGAGTAACAGATAATTATACTGGTATAAAATTAGGAAATACTTTTAAAGAGCGTTCTAATATTCATCCTTTATTATCTTTTGAGGGTGATGTTATATATGAAGGTAGATGGGGTAATAGTATTAGATTTGGTTCAACAGTTCAAAATAAATCTAATAATTGGTCTGCAACTGGTACTGATGGTGATCCTATTTTAATACTACGTAATGGACAATTAGTAGATGCTACAACAGAAGGTTGGGTACCTATAGTAGAAGATATAAACAAAGATATATCATCATTATATTTAACTAGTACTCAAAAAATACCTATCAGAGTATCATCTAATAACTATAAAAGTTATTCCTCATTCACTCCTACAGCACCTGATCAATTTTCAGATAAACAAATAATATTAAGTTCAGGTCGTTTATTATTTAACAGTAATAAAGATCATATATTATTAAGCTCTGCTTTAACTATAGGATTTAATGCTATCAAGGGTTTTAATTTTGATACTAACGCTAATTTTACCATTAACTCACCTACTATATTATTAGGCGGTAAAGACGCCGTTGAACCTTTATTATTGGGTAAAACAACTATAGACCTGCTATCTGAATTAGTAACACAATTAAGTAATTTATGTATAGCATTACAAACAGTTCCAACACCATCAGGACCCGCTGTTGCACCTGCTGCTACTCAACTTATAACTTATCTTTCTACTTTAAAAATAGCTTTGAAAGATACAACTCAATCTAAAATAAGTAAAACTTTATAATGGCTGGAATAGATATAACTACTATACAAAATGCAATTCCTAGTAATTTGAAAAAACAAGGAATAGATAAATTATCTGGTTTATTAATTAGTAAGGGTGAGGAAATAAGACAACAAGTTATTCCTAAAATAACTGATGAAATTAATAAAGCTCAAACTACATCTGACTATTGTAATAATATACAGGCTTTATTAGCTACTAGAAATAATATAGTAAGTAAATTAAATAACATATCAACTTTTTTAGATCAAACTACATTAGCCTTCACAGGTTTATCAGCGTTCTTTGAACTAACAATTTTAGCTAAATCAGTTATAGATAATGCTCGTTTAGCAGCTAATATAGGAGCAAGTGTTTTACCTATAGTTCCTGGTTCTGTTACAGCCGCTATAGACTCATTAGGAGTAGCATCAAATCAAATAACATTTAGTAATCTAGGTGAATCTAAATTAGTAACTCTTAGAAATACATTAGGT